AATTTGTACGGGCCGGTGAACTCACCAAACACATACCTGGGCTGCGCCATACCAAACTCCAGCTTCAGCAGCCTAAGCGGCAGTGAGGGCATGGCCCTGTAAGCAGGGTTTGGCTTGCCTCTCTTGGTCTGGGTGGCCAACCAGGCACTGATTGACTTAACGCTGTGGCCGGTGATCTCCGATACCAGCTTATTGATGTACTTAATATCGGTCCTGGCCCTGATGATCGCCTTGAATTCCTTGTTGTTCTTGGGATTGCAATCATCGCTAACCAGATCGCCGCCAACCCTGCGGCGGCGGCGCTTGATATTCTGCTGCTGTTTGCTGTTATTAGGCATGCCAGGAGGATAGCAAACTACCTACGCAGTATCTACTCTACCTCTGGTTCGGTTTCCTCCTGAGAGCTTATGCTGGCCTGTTCCTCCTTCATCGGAACCTCCTGGGCAAAGGTAAAGGCCAGGGCATCACCATAGTCAGGGCTGGGCAATCCTCTCTTGCCCATGTCCTCTTTACGCTCCAGGCGCATCAGGTGGTTCATGTCGTGAGTGTATTCAGGCCCAATAAAGTCCTCACGCAATTGCCGGTGGTATGGAATGTCTGCGGTCCTAAGCCACTCGCGCATGCGCCACCACATTTCCATGCGCGGGTTGTAGTAGGCCTGCGGCTCTCTAACGTCCTTACGGTTGCCCGCGTATACAGGTATCACGTTGAACCCCAGTTTAACTAGCTTGAGATAGACGGCATGGCCATAGCCGTTGGCATCAATGAAGATAATGTCTGATGCTGTCAGGTTGATGATCCCCGCCGCCCAGGAAGTGATAAGGTCTACATCGGCCTCTTTCAGGTTATATATGTCAGGCCCCATCTTCAGGCCCTTGCGGGTGATGATCACAGACTCGGCGCTGCCGTAGCTGCCCACATCAAAGCCCAAGATTTTTGGAATACGATAATAAACCTCAGAGTCGTGGATCGTTCTCGCTTCGGCCGCCTCAACAATGTCGTTGCCAATAAGCTGCCTTGAACCAGACTTAGGAAACTCTCCCAGGATACGAACACGAACAAAGTCTGAGGTAATCCCGTATATTTCGATCCACTGATCCAGTTGTCGCCTGTCGGCCTTCTTGGCGCGGCGGCTGTCAACCTTGAACACTTGCCACATTTCCCTGAACTTCGTCCAGCACTGCCTGAAGCGGCCGGTGTTCCTGGTGGGGTTGCCAAAGGCCAGCCAGATCGCGCCCGGTGTGGTCATAGCGCCTTCAGCCGTCTCCCAGATAATATCCGCTATCTCAGAGGCCTCATCGAAGATCATCAAAACGTGATCTTCGTGAGTACCGGCGAAAGCGGCCGGGTTCGATTCTGACCAGGGGACCGCAGTAGCAAACCAGGTCTCCGGCCTCTCTTTCATCTTGAACTGGGTGGCCGTCCAGACAAACCAGTGGCCATTGATCGCCCCCCCCTTCCACTTCGCAAGCTCACGCCAGGTCTTGGTAATTAACTGGGTTGAAGTGTTCGCCGTGACAACGATCTGCGGGTTGGGCCTGGTGGACATGAACCAGAGAATGATCCAGGCAACCAAACAGGTCTTGCCAACACCGTGACCAGATGACACGGCCATGCGGATCGCTTGTTCGTCAGGGAAGCCTGATTTGATAAGGTTCCCAAGTTCAGTAAGAAAATCACGCTGCCATTCATCGGGACCGCTCTCGTTTTCAAGGGCAGTCCCTGGTTCGGCCCAGGGAAATATAAAGTTTACAAACCCGAGCGGGTCTGCATAAAACTCCAGCATCTTGGATGCAAGGACTTGCTCTTGGCTTACTACTGCATTTGGTGAAGCGGCCACATTTAAGAACTCATCCAGATAACCCCCGGTAAGACAGACCCCAATCCTATTCAGTCGTGGAATAAAGTCAAATGGTGGGGGCCTGACCGACCTAGCTCCGCAGTAGGCCGATCAGTTGGACAGCGACACCCCCGTTAAACTAAAAGAATAGAAGCTAGGCAGGCCGAAAGCCATAACTCGCATGTGAGCGACAGACAGGTAAACAGGGTTCTTGGTGTATTCCCCCACCAGCCTGACCTCACCATTATCAGGCGTTACATCCCGCAATTGGCTTGACCTGGTGACACACACAGCCGCGTCTGGATGCGTATTGGTACTACGCAACCATGCCTTGTACTGGTCGTGAGACCCGGCGATTACATACAGCTTGAACATCGGAATTGCCACAAAAGCTCTCAAAAAGCCTACTCAATGTGGCAACGGTACGCCAGAACTGGCGTTTTAGCAAATTGGCGTTATAAGGCCCATGCAACCGCTAAGACCAAATAATAACTAGAGTTGGATTGACCGCAGGAGTACCAGAAGGGTATATATCTGCTATATCCCAAGAGGCATTAGCTGATGTACCAGCTTGGTTTCTTGTGAAGATGTTAATGCGACCTTCATCCCATAAGTCACGGTCTATGACCTCTTGCACTGCATCCTTTAAATCAACGGTTAGAATTCCTGTGACCTGTCGTTGTTCATTTGTGAAGGCAGAAGTGCCGGGTGACCAGTCAATAGGCTCGTTATCAGACGCTGGTTGCGCGGCTGCATCCGTATCCTCACAATGCCAATTAAAATTAGGGTCGCCGTAAATAGCATCAACATCTAGTGTAAGAATTGCGGAATCAATTTGTGTTCCTTGTGGGATTGCTCCGCCGGTACTGAATGACCACGCTCCTGTTATGAGTGTAGTAACGTCAAATACAGAATAGGAAGTCCAGCCACAAATAAGTGTCCCAAAATAACCAGCGTTTCGCCATGCAGCACCATCGCTGCTAAGTCCATCGTCATCGGTATCTGACATAACCTGCGTGAACGACCCGGCGGTGGATTCCCATGGATCACTTTGCGTAGCCGAAAATGTAGCTCCAGCAGTAGCAGGGAATGTGCTTGGTCTCGTTGCAGGCATGCCGATTCCTACCCGATAATTTTTATAGCTACATCGCCTGACCCGCCAGTACACTTGAAGTCATACTCCAGGCCTTCGCAAAATGCAAAGTTATAAACCTTGTCAACAGTCCAGGGACCACCACCATCAACATCTTCAAATGTATCGGATGAACCCTTTTTACGAGCGCCCATCGTGATTGAGTGACTACTCATCCCACTGATCCAAATAGCCGCAGTTCTGCGCCCTTCATAAAACTGATTAAGAGACTTCTCATCAGCGCCGTATGCGTCACCCGAGCCAATAGCCCAAATCAGTGTGCCTCCAGTAGAAGCCATTTCGTTCTCCTGTTTCCTGGTGCGCCTAATATCGCACATCAGGCATTGGGGTCAATTCATGTCTGGGGCTGCTTGATTACCTTGAAGCTGATAATGGGCGTTCCCTCGCCCACCTGGGTAGATTCCAGCATGATTGTCTTGTTGCTGAACGCATCAAGCTCATCAGGAAGTACCTTGAGTTCCCCGCCAGCCTGGTCGAGCAGATACATTAGAACCTTGTCCTTGAGAATCCCTATGGATATGTTCCTCTCCAGGTCAACGTCATTCAGCCCCTTCATTTTTGACTCCCTTTGGTGTGGATAGGTAGTTGGAGTGTACCTCTACGTCCCCGATCCTGATCTGCCAGCCGTTGATCGGGCAGCCATCATTGGGACAGGACCACTCCTCGATTGTGGGCTTGCCTGGTTCAAAGGACGGCAGGGTTTGATCGCAATCGCCCATTGACCCGCAAATCGGGCAGTGTTGCGCCTTGCCGTAGGGTTGTTCGATCACTTGCGTTCAACCAGTTCGTAATGATCTTCAATCATCTGCAGCAAATCGCCTTCTTCGCCGCCCCAGCCTGCCCAACAGACGTAAGAACGCTTGCCTGATACGAAATGGTTAAGGGGCATGCCAACGCCGCGATCATCAATATAAAGCTCACAATGGGCCTTCGGTGAATCGGTCCAGTGGTGCTGGCCCTTCATCACATTGGGATCGCACATCAGTTCGATGCCGTTGTCCTCCAGGTACTTCACCGCCTGGTCAAGCAGATCGCCGGATCGGGCTGTCCAGAGAAATATCTTCCAGCCGGTTTCCTGAAGCGTATGTAATCCCGCTAAGGCTCCTGGTACGGGATTAAGTTCCCCGCCCAGGGGCTTGGAGTGTTCGACTATCACACCATCAAAATCAATCGCTATCCGTTTCTGGGACATTAGGTTGCTCCGTTATGGTTGGTACTTCCGCTTCTGGCATTTCCAGAGTGTAAATGTCTTTCAGCAAGGCCATTTCCGAATCACTCAAAAAGGTTATCGAGCCTGGTCTTGCGTTCTTTGAAATCTTCAGCATCAACTTACGAAGTGCTGGCGTATCTCTAACCAACCAAATAGGGCTACTCACTTCATCTTCTCCTTCAAAACGCCCCAACAGCGCTTGCAAAATACATGGGTGAACTTGCCAATTTTGACCTTCGCCGTTGGCTTGCCGGTCTGGTTCTGGTCGCAAATACGACAGACCTTGTACTCAGTGCTGGATGGGGGGTTTGCCACCTATGTCCTCACAGCATGGCATCAGCTTGTCCACTTCGTTGTAGCGAAGTTCCTCCCAGAGCTTGTCGCCCTCACTGACGCATTCCTCGGCCCGCTCCCGATCCTGCATCGACCAGTAACTGGCAGCAGCCCGAAACTTGAGCGAAATCTGCCCCAGGTCCTTAAATTGCTGGCGGATCGCATGGATAGAAACAGGCGGAAACAGCGCACCGTCCCCTTCATGCCAACTGCCCTCATCATCGAGTTCGCCGTAGCTTTGCAGGACTCCTTCGACAATGCCGTTAAAACACACCCGGCAGAACGCCATCGGGATAATCCCAATACAAAACTCAACCGGCCAATCTTCTTCATAATTCATGTTCTCGATCTGACAACCATTGCAGGTAGGTCCCTTTTCTTCAGGCATTGAATTGCTCCACTGGTATGAGTTGGTTTTGCGGGACGTAATACTGGAAATCCCGGCCCTTCTTTTTACACTCCCAGAACGCATCAAGCTTGCCATCAACCGCACGGATGTAACCCGGCAGCCGGTACTTGCCCTCGATGCCTGTGACCAGGAAGAAGTAAGAATCATCGGGATCGGACTTGTGAATAATCAGGTGGCCATCTTTATACTTGGTTGACCGGACCTCAAGCCTGCCAATGTCACCTGGGGCTGCAACTCCAACGCTGTCCGTCCAGTACAAATTCAGGTATTTCGCCACCGCCTTTTCGGCCAGAGCGCCCTCAACGTCAATCTGCCAGTTGGCGCTATCGTCCAGTCCGTAGTAGGCGGGCCTGCCCTTTTTGATCGCACTGACGCGCCTGCCTATGCCCGCGTATGCGCCGTACATAATCTCCGAGAGGGTCAGGCTGACCTCAACGATCTGCGGGTTTGAACCGTCCATTTAGTCCCTTTTGCTCCGGCGCGAAATTTTCATTTTTTTGTCCTCACCCCATATCCACGAAATACGACCACACCACTTACAAAACCAATAAGCCCCAGCTATAACTTTGTCCCTGGTGATCGTCCTCTCAATCGCCTCACCACCACAGCTACACTGCATCAGGACTTTGCCACAAAAAATATAATATTAAAAATTCAGCCATCCCGCGCAACCCCGCCTTTTCAGTAACAATTTTTTTTCGGGTCCCTATCTGAAAAACCCAAAACCACAACCAAACCTAACAGATGCAATTAACCTACGCAATACATTTAGGTCCCCCGTCAGGAATTAGAGAATGTGGGAAGATGACCCCTTATATAAACATGCGGCGAGGCTCATCGGGCGGGGTAGGGGGTGGCCGGTTTCGGAGTAATAATGAACGGGATCGTCACGCGGTTCATCTACTGGCATCGGGACCGACACCGAATTGGAACCTGGTACACATTTAGATCTCGGATCGGGCAGGGCCAGGTACTTGATATGGCCCTGATCGGCAGGCGATGGCCCTTGTCTATCGTTGCGCCGTGTCTGCGATGGTTGCGTCGTGGCAGGCCGCAGTCCAGTGACTTCGGTCAGGCATTGGTAAGGGCCTGCTGCTGATCGGGCAGCAGATCGGCAATGCTTAGGCCTGACACAAAACAAAGCCCGCGACTTAGCGGGCCTGAAGGTTGGTGCTTGTTGTTGTTGTTTATTGTTGTTGTGGATGGGAGTCCTGTTGTGTGAAGTCTGCAGCGGTAGCAACGTGGCCGCAGGTCGTACAGATCATCGTGGCGGTATCATCCCATTCGTGACTACCGGCCTCATCATGGGTTTGCATGTTGCCATCAGCCTCCTGCGTTAGTGTCATGGATACCGTGACGCAGACCTCTAGTGCATCGCCATCGCACAACGGGCATCGGTACATCATGAGTGTGTATATCCATCGCGCTCGATCCCTAGCACCATCCCGCAGTAACGCACCATTACACATTGGATAAGGTGATCGAATCGGGCTGCCCTTCGGTACTGCAGATAGCTTCGCCCTGGTCGCCCTTTTCGCGGATCAATTGCGTTCAGTTCGGGCTGTCGTTTATAGACTTCCAGTAGGCTGGCCCTCTGTGCTTGAGTCAACACATAAGACGACACGACAGGCGGAAGAACGCTTCGCCAGTTCACGACCCCACCCCCAACAGCTTCAGCAACACAAGGCCCCCGAAGATCACACCGAAGAACATCAGTAGACAGTTGCAGATCGTGACACCCTTACGAGCCTGTCGCGGAGTCATGGTGACACCTCAACAGAACAGCAGGCCCATGCGTCAGAGTGAACGCGCCACTGACTATCACACTCAGGACAATTGAACCAGATCGGTTCAAGTGACAGCAGGCCCGACAGATCAGATTGCATCCCTGCAGACTCAGGCTCGGACACTTCCCAATGCCGCCCAGGTACTAAAACCAAACAGACAAAGCCCGCCTTTCTCCTGCGGCGGATCAGTCGTGCGGCGTACTGTCTAGCCTCCTGTCTATCATCAGCAACAACAGCCGGAGGGCTGCAGCCAGTAAACGCGGAGAACGTGAGCCTAATCATGGTGACACCACGCAGGACAGTTCAGCATCTTGGATAATGTCGCGCCGTTCTCCTGTCTTGATGTAGCCGTATGATTCGCCATCAATGGTTAGCGTCTCGCCGTCTGGCCTGCGAATGATCGCACTGGTGATCCGATGGCCCCCAGACTGCCGCAGATGCTTCCGCAACCTCCGGCCCGATGGCTGGACAGTACACGCGCCAGCCTTGAACGCATCCGGCCACACTTCAGCGATCCTTATAGACTGCGCCAGTTCTGCCGTTAGCTCTACAGATCGCCCTTGCAGCTTGGCAATCTGGGCCAGCTTTTCGACAATCGCCGCCTTACGATCTCCGCCCGTCACGATGCCTCCCGCCATTCTTTGCAGGCCCTTGAACTAATGAAGTAATAGACTGTTGGCTCAGAGTATTGATACTCCAGCAAATCGGCCCGCGCATCCTTCAGGCGTTCGTTCTCGCTGACTGTCTCTAGGTCGCTCCCATCCTTCCGCTGAATGTAGTAGCTCATGCCGCCACCTGCTCAGGCTTCCAGCCTGCCCGCATCATTTCGCCGGTCTTGGTCAGCATGTAACGGGTTGCCAGAAGGTGTAGCTTTTTTTCCTTGCCTTTCTTGGTTGGGCCAAGCTTCCAGCCGAACCTAAACACGGTGTAATCACCCTCTATCCGCCTTGTTGTGGTGTGACGCACGAAAACGTGCGAGTTCTTAGCACTGGTCCCGATCTTGACTGTGCATTCTCCGGTGTCGCGGCTGCCGTAGTTCTTCGCGCCGTCCCCCTGATAGTTGCATGCCGTGATCTCGTTCCAGATCGGCCAAGATCGGCCGCTCATGGTTGCTTACTCATATTGACTTACTCCCAAGATTAAATGAACGCGGGAAAGTTGAGGCCCCGCAGAACGTAATTTATCACACTT